TCTGTTGAGTTGGCTATTTCTTTGTATAAGCCGCAATAAAGAAAAGCCACGAGGAGATTTCGTGGCTTTAACTAACTTCCTTTAATTGTTATTCACAGAGGTTATCTGCATGGGAAATATTAATCCAAACGAAAAAACAAGTCAAACGCAAAACGGCAAGATTCTCAAGGCTTTGTTGAATGGCGAGCGATTGACTCAGCTTGATGCCTACACCCGATTTAATTGCACTCGTCTAGGAGCAAGAATTTACGACATAAAAAATATGAACGAGGAATACAAGAACAAGGTTGTTGATAGATGGGTTGTTCTTCCAAGTGGTAAGAGAGTTAAAGAATACCGATTCGAGGCTTGATATGGAAAGACTATTCGACCCCGAATTTGTAGCCAAATTAAGTGATAGAGAAAAATTCATAGCTTATGAAGGCATAAAACAACAATTAATAGAGCAGGGCGTAAGCAAAGAAATATACGACAGTATAACAGAACAAGCGATTGAGGAATTGGAAATATGAGTATGAGATTAATGGTTCAAGCAATGAATTGTGAGGTTGGCAATCCTGCTAGAAAACTTGTGCTTTTAAAACTTGCCGACAATGCCAATGATGATGGAATTTGTTTTCCTAGTTATCAATATATTGCCGATAAATGCGAAATGTCAAAACGTAGTGCGATTAGTCACATTGATGATTTAATCAAAATGGGATTTGTCACAAAGAAAGCACGAAAAAATAAAGATGGATCAAGTGCGAATTTATATCTTTTACACCTTGAGCAGGGTAGTGAAAAATCTGCACTAGGGGGTGAAAATATTTCACTAGGTAGTGAAAATTTTGCACTAGGGGGTAGTGAAAAATCTGCACCCATAACCAGTCACTCTTTTAACCTATCAATTAACCGTGTATCTGACGATGAAAATTCTGCTAACGCAGAGCGCACTGACGAAAATAAAAAAACATCTAAGCGTGAAAAAATATCAGTTGATTATCAAGGAGTGATGGATGCATGGAATAAAGTTTTTAATGGTTCACCAATTCACTTGTTAAAAACATTAAGCCAAGAAAGACAAAAGGCAATTCTCAAGGTTGCTAAAGCAATGTTAGAAACACCAGATGTTGAAAGTTGTTCTGTTGAAGTGTTTACAGGGTATTTCCAAGACTTTCTTAGTCAAGCCAATAGTCGAGCCAATAAATTCTTCTTTGGCGGCCCAAATGGAGATGGGTGGGTGGCTAAATTTGATTACATCATGAAACCTAAAACTTTTTTAAATACTTGGGAAAATTCACTATGAGCAATTCAATGTATGAAATCGAATATGGGCTAATCAGCTCAATGTTAGCTGCAGGATTGACTCCACAAGCTCGTGAAGTGATGAGCTGGCTTGAACCTGAAATGTTTGCCACATTCCAACTTGGCGCACTTTACGGAAATATTCGCAAACAGGCTCGCAAAGATGATTTGATTGATATTTTGTTGCTTGCACAGGACTACGGTGAAAACTTTGCCAACCTAGCGGAATTAGCAAGCGGATATGCCTACAGCGGAAATATTTTAGGCTATGCAAAGAAAGTCCATTCTGCTTGGGTAAATCGTACTGCTCAGCAGGCATTGTTGAAAATGGCAGGGGAATTAGCCAACGCGAAAGAGGAGCAAGTCAACCAAATCACTCAAAATGCACTTAACCAAATCCAAAAACTGCTTGTCAGCAAAACTGAAATAAAACCAATTGCGATGGGTGAACTGGTCGATTCTTACGTGGATGTTTTAGAAAAACGTTCAAAAAGCGATTTCAAAGAACGCTTGCTTTACACAGGCATAGAGGCGGTCGATAACATTCTTGGCGGCATAAATTCAACGGATATTGTCATTGTGGCTGGTCGTCCAGGAACAGGGAAAACAGAATTTAGTCTGACAGTGACTCGTAATATCGCCAAAAATCATGGCTCAGTTTTATTTTTCAGCCTTGAGATGGGTAACTTCCAGTTAGTCGATCGTTTGTTGAGTGCAACAGGTGGCGTGAGTGTGAAGAAATTGCGCAACCCTACCGAGCTTGATGAGGGCGACTATCATCGCTTAACAAGCGCATTGCAAGACGTGCGGTCGCAAGATGTTTACTTTGTCGATCGCGGTGGTTTATCTGCCGATGAAATTTGCGCCATTACCGAAAACCATATTAGCGAGAAAGGCGCGCCATCTGTGGTTGTAATTGATTATTTAGGCTTGATGAATCACAAGCAAGAGCGTGGTGTAAATCTAACCCAAGCTATCGCAAATTCCATGAGCAAGCTAAAAGCCTTTACCAAAAACTTCAATATTCCAATCATTTTACTTTGTCAGCTTAACCGTGATGTGGATAGCCGAGCAGTAAAACGCCCTGCTAATTCAGATTTACGTGATTCAGGCTCAATCGAGCAAGATGCAAGCCAAATCATCATGCTTTACCGTGAGGGCGCATATAAAGCCGATTGCGATAATCCTTACTCTGAGGCCATTGTTACCAAGAATAGATTTGGTGGATTAGGCACAGCCTATATGAAATTTGATAGAGGTCACTTCCTCGATTGCGATCAGGCGCAAGCATACCAATTCATCAACGAGAAACCACAGCAACAAGCCAAAACCTATGCGGCTAAAAGTTATGGGAAAGGAGCATTGCAATGACAAGCTACAAATGCCCAAAGTGCGGTGCAGAATTAGAGGATTTTTATACGCCAGATTATTTTATATCAAGCAGCGAATGGGATGACGATCGTTTTCGTTGTAACGGTCACTTAATTGAGCCGATACCGTTTCCGCAGATAAGTAAATACAGTGCAGTAAATCGAACAAAATCTTGCGGTTATTTTGGGTTAGAAGATTTAGGCGTGGAGTATAAAGAATGAGTTTTGAAGAGCATAACAATCGCAAGAAAGCGAATAAGTTCGCCGAGTACATCACGGGTGAATCTTTGCGCCGATATTTGGCTGGGAAAGTCGAGAAATACTTAGGTAAAAATCCAAGTGTTTTTGATGGTGCAGCAGGAAGCGGACAGCTTGAGCAATTTATTCAACCAAGCAAGTTTATTGCAGTAGAAATTCAAGCGGAATCATGCGCGGCATTAGCCAATAATTATCCAGATGCTGAAATTCATAATACGAGTTTTTTCTTGTATCAAAGTGAGCCAAAAAGTGATTGTGTTGTAATGAACCCGCCATTCTCACTTAAATTTAAAGAACTTGCCGAAGAAGAAAAGACCGCTATTCAAGCAGATTTTCCGTGGAAAAAATCAGGTGTACTTGATGATGTTTTTATGCTGAAAGGATTAGCCAATGCGCATCGTTTTGGGTTTTTCATTATGTTCCCAGGTATTGCCTATCGAAACACCGAAAAAACACTCCGCGAAGTTATTGGGAATCAATTAGTCGAGTTGAATTTGATTCAAAATGCCTTTGAAGATACGCCAATTTCAGTGCTTTTCTTAGTGGTTGATAAAACCAAGTCGAATAACAAAACATACCGTGAATTGTATGACTGTGCCACGAATAAAATAATTAACGCTGATGAATGGTTAATTAATTCTGATAAATGGGACACGGTTTCACCGCCAGAGCTGCCAAAAGAAAAAGTAGATCCAATGAAATTAGAGTTGATCTCGCAAGCTCAATTAAAAGAGCAAATTCGCGCTCAAATTCAATTTAGCGGTATGGTATTTGATTTAGAAGGCTGGCCACGTGAAGAATTTGAAAAATTCTGCGATGAAGTCTGTGCATTGATTCAGGAAGAGAAAAAATCAAATCGATTTTTATTTGGCTGGGGCGAATGATGAAAGATTTTTATATTCACCGTAGCGCATATCACGACGGTTCAACAAAAGGCTTTCGCCACGGCATTAAACATAAACGGCACGATTGTTTTCGTGGAGATGTGCGGGTGCTGCAACGTATTAATGGTGAAATGGTGCAGATTTCTCGCGTGCGAAAACGCTTTAAAACCTATGAAGATGCGTATGCGTGGGCACGTGGTGTGGAGTATCGGGAATGATTATTCCAATGATGAAAAAGGTTGGTGGGTATATCCGCATGGAGAAATAGGTTAATGGCTTGTAGTGTTGATGATATTAAAAAAGCGCACGGGAAACGAACTGAAGGGCGATTAAAAATTCAGGTGATTAAGTTACAAGGCGGTGTTCTTGCACCACTTGATGAGCTGGAATCAGAAGAATTGAAATCATTAAAAAATGGCGAGCAGTATGAAATTGAAATCATCCGCACTCGCAATCCAGCTTTCCACCGTAAAGTTTTTGCATTTTTTAAGTTCTGTTTTAGCTATTGGGCTGCAGATAAAACAGAATGGGAACACTTTGATGAACGCAAGCAATTTGACACATTCCGCAAACATTTAACGGTATTAGCAGGTTTTTACGAATCCACATACAACATTAAAGGTGATTTGCGGATTGAGGCGCAATCCTTGAGTTATGGAAATATGGAGCAATCGGAGTTTGAAAGCTGTTACAAAGCGTTAATTAGTGCCGCAATCAAGCATATTTTTAACGATTCAACCGATGAAAATACGTTAAATCAGTTATATGAGTTCTTTTGGTAGGAGTTAGATATGGACTGGATTATTTACTTTGCGCTAATGTTGATAGTGATCAGCTTACCTTTATTAGCACTTCTTTTGGGGCTAATTTTCCCATTCATTGCTAGATTTTTTAACTGGATATTAGTCGTAAGCACATTGGCATATTTTATTTTAATTGCAGTCGGT